AATTCCTTTAAGCTGTCTACTTTCCCCTTTCGTACGGAGGTGGCTTCGTCAGAACGACGAAGATGCCTTTGCCTGAATCGGCGGGCAAGGCCCGCCGGTCGGCACTAACGCACGGAGGAGGTGTAAGAGTTGATAGAAGTAACGAGCAAATATCCAGGTAGGCTAGTAGCTCTCAAAAGTGGGAGTTACGACCTGATAATCCGGGATGAGTTAAACCCATCCGGGAGTCGCGGGTACACGATTATGCGCCCGCCCTGGGCAATAGCATGTTACGGAGAATCGACTACAGACCGATACGTCTACGACGCCGGTTGGATCACCACTACACCTAGTGGAGTCCTCGCACGAGAAAACGACTGCGTCCACTATAACGTGGAGGGTCGTCTTACGCGCGATGTACCGATTCCGGATGTACGCTATCGGAGAAATTCCGATCACACGTACACCGTCACAGTTAACGGGGCTCAGAAGAGCCACTGTAACCTGTGCGACGGCCTGTTTTCAGGAGAGCCAAAGAGCATAGACTATAGTTATTATAGTTCTACGTCTTATAGCTACTTCTATAACAGGGTCGCAGAGGCATGGGGTTTTGTCGCCGAATACGACGAGAAACACCAGGCTGTGATCATACGCTGGCAGGAATATATCAGACGGGAGCCAAAGGAACGCTATACGCGTCCGCCTTATACTCCCGATGACTTTCCCGTCACCGTAGAGCGGCAAGGTAGGTGCGAGTGCCATCTGGACACTAGCTACTACCGTCATCCAGAGTGGGAAACGTGGAAGGTCTTCAACAAAGAAGACTTCCTACGGGACCCATCTGCAGTCCGCTTTTCCTATCAACTCACCCAGTCAGATAGCTTTGTTCACTATCTGCACTGGGCCAGCGATCAGGAGTACGCCTATGGCGATTTAACTGCTGATGCTGCTGAGTCTGTAAGGTTGTTAAATATTAACGCCTTGCAGTACGGTAAGGAGGCTCTAGAGCTGGGATCTTTTGCCCAGTCTCTTGTGTCTAGCGCGAGCGAGCTCGCCGGGGCGAAGTCGATAGCCACTGCCCTCAAGGCAGGGTCATCACTTTACCTAGCGTCCCATTATGGGTTAAAGCTTACTGTGCGTGACACCCAGGAGATAGCGAATGCTATTGATTCCTGGCAAACAGAGTACCGTTACCAAACCATTGGCGCCAGTCATCGAGTAAGTTTCGACTACCCAGGCAGGGATGACTGCACGATAACGTGCGATCTCCATTTAACCGGGGTGATCGATTACTTCTCCTTGGAACAGACGGATTATCTCAATTCGCTGAAGTGGGGCGCAAGAGCTCTATATGAGCTTGATCTTGCACCTACCCTCGCGAACATATGGGATGCCGTGCCATTCTCTTTTGTGGCAGACTGGTTTGCCCCGATAGGACAATCTTTCGAGAAACTAGAACTTACTAATTATATTAGAACGTTCCAAGTCAAGAAGATGTTCTACTCGAGAAAGTACTCGTGGTCTTACCGTGAAGATTTCGTCACGGAATCGGGAGTGCACTATTATGGTCCTCTCACGTTCAAATTGTATGAACGCGACTGCGAGAACAAATGCATCCTTCCTCCGATGCGTGTCAGTAACCCGAAAGGTCTTTCTGGCCATTGGCTAGAAGCGACCGCCATTCTAATTCAAAGCGGTTTGTAACCGCCCCCGTGTTATAACGGGAGAAAGGAGGTCTTATGGCTTACAGTTTAAACCATAATACTTCTACGCCGACAGGTGACCCGGATGTTACCATCACGACTTACTCTGTCGACACCGACGACTTTGCCAAAACGACAGACGTCGCCGGCGAGTATTCGATGACGAATACTCAGTCTCCGATTGGCTTCCCTGAGAAGGTTGAAGTCACATCGAAGACCATCCAGAACGTATATTCTACTTCTGGTATTGACCCCTCGTTCTACCTCCCTACTAAGAGAGGGCAGAGGGTGCACACCAAACTCACTGAGGTGTGGTCGTACGCAGACTCGGAAGATCCTTCCAAGCCAGTGTATGCGCTGCCAGTAACCGCCACATTGGTGCTTACTGTTCCTCAGATGCAAGCCATCTCAAAGAACGACATAGTCGCACTCTTTAAGAGATTACTTGCTGTATGGTATACAGACGGATCTGATCACTTCGAAGAGTGGTTCAGAGGCTCTGTTAGCCTCAAGTGAGGTAATTACCATGAGTAGAACGAAAAAGACGATGATGCTATTCGTCAAATTCGTCCGTGCTTGGCGCGGGTGTCATCATGAGATAACGTACCAGGGGTCGAAGGTCGACAGTGCAACGAGTCTCGTTGTGCTTGACGCTTTCTGCTTGTGGTTCTGTATACTTCGTGATGTCTTGTGCGTTAGTGGGGTTAGTGCGAATGAAGGGCGTCTCCGGAAAGCTATTAGTAGCTTCTCCGATTTCGACGTCTTTTCCGTACTGAAGTCTCTCGACGACGCATCAGCCTGTCTTCTAGCATCTGTGCTAGAACCGGTCGGATGCATGGAGAGTTATAACACTCTCACGTTGAGGGATCGGGGGCAGTCAGAGGACTTAATTCCTTTAAGCTGTCTACTTTCCCCTTTCGTACGGAGGTGGCTTCGTCAGAACGACGAAGATGCCTTTCGAAGATTGAGGGAGGTCTATGAGTTTCTTAAGAGACTCACGATCAGGCACCCCTTAATCGCCAACACGTCTTTTGACGGTTGGTTCGAGGTTGAGCAGTCATGGAACGGAGTTGTCCCCGTCCCGTGTAAAGAGATTGCTCAAGAGTGGTTCCCAATAGAGGATACTGCGCTAATTAGCGAGTATTTCTCACCCCACCATGGGAGCGGGGCCGTCGCGGAAGGGCATCTCTCCTTAGGAGAGAAATACCTTCTCAACGGTTGGGATGACTCGATAAACATATGTTTATCCGAGTTACGATGGGAGAAGAGGCCGCAATTGCTTATGCAAGAGTGGTACCATCTTTATCCCGTCGTCCCCTCAACCTGTCACTCTGTTTCCGCTGTACCTAAATCGTACAAGGTATACAGAGTGGTCTCCCCAGAACCGGTTGCGTACCAGTTCTTCGAAGAAGGCGGCATGCAGGCTATCTTTCGATACCTGCGTGGTCGGCACTCTGGTATTAGTCGGCACTACTGTGTCGATACTGAATACTGGAATCGCGAAGGTGCTCGCCTGGGTTCGATAGATGGCAGTTATGCCACTATCGACTTGTCCCATGCTAGTGACTCCGTCTCAGCGTACCTCGTTGAGTATCTGCTCGGTGAGACATGTTTGTATCCGTTGCTAAACCTGCGTACGAAATACGCTCGTTTTCGTAATGGAGACATTATTCAGGTTGATAAATTCGCACCAATGGGAAGTGCGTTATGCTTTCCTATTGAGACGATTATCTTCTGCCTGATCACCGAGTGGTGCGTACGAAAAACGCCTGGCGCAAACCCGAAATTTTGGGTTTACGGCGATGACATTGTCTGCGATTCATTGATCGCAGGTCTTTTGATGGAGGTTCTTCGTACTTTGGGCTTCGACCCAAATGCATCGAAATCTTTCTTCAATCGATCAAAGACAAACTGTCGCGGTTTCTTCCGTGAGAGCTGTGGCGCCGAATACCTTAACGGTATCGACGTCGCTCCCAAGCGGCTTTCTCGCAAGTTTACCGGCATCGGTTTTGACACCGATCGGTCGCTTCCACAACTTATCAGCATGGCAAACGATCTCTTTGATCGGAAGACAGCGCGCGAGTATATTCTTTATGAATTGCTCGACGTCAGCAAACTCCCAATTCTTTTCGATTGGGATGGGACCAGAGGAATAAAGTCCTCGAATCCAACGAACGAACACCTTGATCGGAGGTATAATCCTTCGTATCAACGTGACGACGTTTTTGCTGTTACGCTGGCCCGAGTAGAGCGGCAGGACCCTTACTATAAGGAGTTGACTGCTGACTATCTCCAAGGGGTACGTCTCTTTGAGTACCTTCGAATAGCTGAAAGTATGCAAAGAGCTCATTGTATCTTCCCGGAAGATGCAGTGACGGCTCACGTGGAACCGTTTTCACTCGACACGGTGGCCAACCTAGGATGGGTTGATCCACCGGACCCAAGTGCTCCGTAATATACGGCGGACACTGGGCAAACAGTAGTGGCCCGGGAGTGACGGGCAAAGCTCGACACTTTGGGGTTGCAATACGCGGGGGCCTTCGCGCCCCCACTACTGCGCCTGAATCGGCGGGCAAGGCCCGCCGGTCGGCACTAACGCACGG